AACTGTTGCTTTAGCTTTCGCAATCACGGAAGAAGCAATTGAAGACAACTTGTATGATAGGCTTTCGGCTCGTTATACAAGAGCTTTAGCTCGTTCAATGGCAAACACAAAACAAGTTAAAAGTGCAGCAACTTTAAACAACGCATTTAGCGCCAGTTATCTTGGTGGTGACGGTTCTATGCTTTGTACTACTAACCATGCGACAACGCAGGGTGGTGTATGGGCAAATAGACCAACTACTGATGCGGATCTAAATGAATCATCTTTAGAAACTGGACTCATTGATGTCTCAGGATTTATTGATGAAAGAGGTTTAAAAGTAGCAGCAAAAGGAAGAAAATTAGTAATTCCTGTCAACACGCAATTTATTGCGGACAGAGTTCTAAATTCTCCTTTGCGTAGCGGTACTGCCGATAACGATATCAATGCTATGAAAAACATGGGCATGATCCCTGAAGGCTATGTGGTGAATCACTACATAACTGACACGGATGCTTGGTATTTATTAACGGATGTACCAAACGGACTTAAAATGTTCGTTAGAGCGCCAATCGCAACCTCTATGGAAGGTGACTTCGATACAGGAAACGTTAGATACAAAGCGAGAGAAAGATACAGTTTCGGCTGGTCTGATCCTCGTGGTATTTACGGTACGCAAGGTGCTTAAGCTTTCGCTTAATTAACAGCTTAAAGGGCGCTTTACAGAGCGCCCTTTTTAATTTATAAATTTATTAACCTAGTAATTAATTTAGTTGCGCGGACTGGCTAGGCAGACGGTATAGAGACGGCGTAGCGATAATGGTCTATATGACCAAAGGAGAATATTATGGCATCAACAACATTTAATGGGCCAGTACGATCGGGAAAGGGTTTTCAAGTAGCAATTAAAAACACTTCCACTGGAGCATATACAACTCGATATAGTTCAGTTAAACCAGATTTAACTGGCTTATCTTTATCTGATGTAGCAACCGCAACAAGCGTAACGCTCGCTGTCGATACTATTTCATACATGAATTACACAGGATTAGCCGCAGCTACTTGTACACTACCAGCAGCAGCGCAAGGTGCAATTGTAGTTTATGTTCAAGCTAAAGATACAGAAGGTGGAACAGCAAAACTTATCTTTGATTGTGCGGGTTCAGATGTTTTTAAAACCGGTTCAATAATTGAAAGCAGAGCTGCTTCGGAGGCTTCTTTTGATGCTTCCATCGCTAATGAAACTTCATTAGAATATACACCTGCAGATGTAGCAACAAACCTTTTTACTACTGGAAGTAAAATTTACTTTGTATGTTTTGAAAAGGGAACTTGGACTATCGCTTATGATTTTGCAAGTGACGCGTTAGCAGTAACTGGTGCTTTTGCTTTTGCATCGTAATAATTATAAAGGAAAAACATTATGACAACTTTAGTTCTAGCAAAAAATGCTACTGCTGGAAATAATAACACCGTAATTAGCGCAAAGCGTGGAAGGCTTCGAGGGTATGACGCGGCGGCAGACGCCGCTCAGACAACCATCGCCTTTCACGATTGTGCAACCACTGGCGCTATCGCCGGTGCTAATAAAATTATGGATCTTGTTATTCCTGGTGGTGCTAATGCTAATACCTATATTCCAGCGGATGGAGTATTATTTAAAACGGGACTTACCGTAGATGCTGATGCGGAAACAGCAGGCTGCGTAGTCTTCTACACAGAATAAGGAGGCAATATGCCAGAATATTTTAACTCAACTGCTCAAACAAGAGCTGCGGTTCAGGCTTCAAAAACTACGAAGTCTTACGGCACTCCTGTAGGACCACGTGGTGTGGTACAGGGCAAAACTACTTCTAAACCACAAGGACATGTTCCAATGCATAAAAGACTTAAAATGGGTCAACAACCATCGGAAGTTTTTAATGGAGTAAACGGAAAAACCGGTGGCAGATAAAAAGTGGATACAAAAAGCGGTTAAAAAACCAGGAGCTCTTCGTCGTTCTCTGGGTGTTAAAAAAGGAAAAAAAATACCTAAGAAAACTTTAGCTAAAGCAGCGAAGAAAGGCGGTAAACTTGGTCAACGTGCTCGTCTTGCGGAAACATTTGCGAAGATGAGACGGAAACGAGGATGACATGCCAACTTCAGGGACAACCGATTTTACTCTCTCAGTTGATGAGATAATTGAAGAAGCGTTTGAGCGCTGTGGGTTACAAACCCGTAAAGGATATGATTTAGACACGGCTCGCCGTTCTTTGAATATTTTATTCTCGGAATGGGCAAATCGTGGATTAAACCTATGGAAAATTACTCAGGGTTCTAAAACACTTGTAGCTAGTCAACCAAATTACAGTTTTTCCTCTCCGGAAGAACAAGGCATCGTTGATATCTTATCGGCGATTGTTAATAATGGAACTAATGACTATGCGGTTGATCGTATTAGTCGTATGGCTTACCTGGACCTTCCTAATAAAACAGAAACAGGAATGCCATCGGAGTGGTATTTTGAACGAACATTAATACCAACTTTGTATGTTTATACATCTCCTGATGACACAAAAACCTACACGTTTAAATATTATGCTTTGCGTCGAATTGAAGATGCGGGAGCTTACAGCAATGATGTAGATCTACCTTTTAGATTTATCCCGTGTATGTGCGCAGGATTAGCTTACTATATAGCTATGAAAAAAGCTCCTGATCGTGTACAATTATTAAAGCAGGTATATGAAGAAGAATTTGCTAGAGCTGCTGCAGAAGATGCAACCAGGGCAAGTATTCATCTTGTTCCTGCACAAGGATATTTGGGAGTATTTTAATGGCTAGAACAGATAGAGCTGCACAATTATTCCAGGCATATTTTGATGCCAAAGAACTAAATGATCAGGATGCCTTGGACATTGCCATTAATGATATTTTTAAAGAGCTCAATATAGATATGAGATCTAAAGGCGGAGCAATAGAAAAGAGGATTATGTAATGGCATTTGCAAAAGGAAAATATGCGCTTAGAATTTCAGACCGAAGTGGAGTAGCTTTTCCCTATTTGGAAATGCGGAAAGAGTGGAATGGTTTTATTGTTCATCAATCAGAATATGAACCTAAACAACCACAGCTCGGTCCTTTTCATATTGGTAATGATCCGATTGCTCTTCGTAATCCAAGGCCCTCGCGTGTAGCGCCTGCGGTTCCTGTTTTATTACCACTCAATCCTTTTCGTACAACAGCGAGTGATACAACCATTACGGTCTATTCTCCTGATCACGGGAGAGCTACAGATGATGTTGTTCGATTTAGAGATTCCTCAACGGTTTTTGGAATTTTGGCATCAGAGATAGAAGATGCTGATGGATATACTATTACAAAGGTAGATGATAATTTTTATACTTTTGTTTCTACAACTTCCCCAAGCATAACAGGTGAAGCTGGCGGAGGATCAGTCAGTGCTGGACCAGTAACAATTACACCATAACATGACAACATTAAGCGAACTTCAAACAGAAATACGAGACTATACGGAAGTTACAAGCAACGTTCTGAGTGATTCTGTCATAGGAACGATGATTGATAACACCGAAAAACGTATATTTAGGACTATTGATCTCGATGTATCGAGAAGTCATCAAACAGGAAATCTTACAAAAGATAATCCTTTTCTCTCTATGCCTGGTGATATTTCTACTACTTTTATTAGTGTGGATTGGATTCAGGTTTTAGATAGCGCTGCCAACAGAACATTTTTAATTCAAAAAGATTTGTCTTTTCTTACAGAATATAATAAGAATAGAAATACAACGGGGTTACCTAAGTATTATGGAAATTGGGATAATGATACTATTTACCTCGCTCCCACACCAAGTTCGGGATTTATAGTAGAGCTTGCTTTAAATAAGATGCCAGATAGCTTAAAGGACGCGGGAGCGTCGGGCTCAACTTGGTTGAGTACCAACGGTAATGATGTTCTTCTTTATGGATGCCTGGTTGAAGCTTATAAGTTTTTGAAAGGCCCTGCTGATATGTTGCAGATGTACCAACAATCTTTTCAAGAGGCAATGAAAGTATTTGCCATTGAACAACAGGGACGACGAAGACGCAGTGAATTTTTTGATGGAGTCTTGAGGATACCTCTTGAATCTGTCCAACCATAACTTTTAAGGAGAAACTATGGCTATTGAACAATGTGTTGTTAAATCGTTTAAGACCGAAATATTAAAGGGTCTGCAAGATTTTACCGCATCTACTGGCAATTCTTTCAAATTAGCGCTTTTTGATTCTGAAGTAACGTTGAATAATACAACAACGGCTTATGAAACAACAGATGAAGTGGGTAATTCTGGAACGTATACTGCTGGTGGTGGAGCTGCTACTGTAGAATCGACTTATCCTAAATTAGATAATACAACTGCGGTTGTAGATTTTGCGGATGTGTCTTTTACTTCAGCAACGATATCAGCCCAGGCTGCGGTAATTTACAATAACTCAACTGTATCAGGTTTAACAACTAATGCTGCAGTATGTATATTGGATTTTGGTGGAGTTAAATCTTCCACTGCTGGAACTTTTACAATTTCATTTCCTGCTGCTGAAGACGATAGTGCTATCTTGCGCATAGCCTAGTTAGGAGGCTAGATGGCCAGTATTCAAGGCTGGGGACGTGAAACGTGGGGCTCAGGTGCGTGGAGTGAATATGCTCCTATTAATGTTACTGGTCAAAGTGCTACGGTCACTCTAGGAACCGGTTTTAGCGTTTCTACTGATCAATTTATTGTTGTTACCGGACAATCAACGACTGCTACGGCAGGCGATGCTACTTCTACTGGTATTGCTTTAGTTAATCTTACAGGCGAGCAACTAGACTGGACTATTGGGCAAATTACAGCCGGGACCGGTCAATTCATTCAAGTTACAGGTGTTAATACCAATCTTACCGTTGGTCTAGGGGATACCACTGAATCTGTTTCAAAAACTACAGGGTGGAACCGTGACACAGATATTAATACTGGAGCTGCTATTGGTTGGGGAGACCAACAATGGGGAGCTGAAGGAATTACTAATAGTGTTACAGGTCAATCTGCTACAGCCAGCACCGAAGATGTATCTTCTGTTACGGGAGATGCTAATCAAACACCAGATTCCCAGGTTGCTACTTTTACTATTGGCACTTATGCTGTCAGCGGAGATAATAATATCACTATTGTTGCTGCTCCTGAACATGCTGTTACGGCTTCGGTTAATGATGTTACTATTCATATTGCTACCCAACCTGCTATTACAGGGCAAGCTCTAACGGCTGCGGTAGGCGATGCTACGGCTCCGGCCAAAGCACAACCCACAGGGGTGGAGGCAACAGTTTCCGAAGGAGATGTTACCCAAGAAACTATTTATACTTTCACAGGTGTTTCTGCTACTTTAAGTGTAGGAGATGCGGGGGTAGCTGCAGGGGCTCTTGTAGAACCAACTGGAAATCAGTTGACTTCCTCAGTGGGTAGTTTAAGAATAACCAACTGGTCTATTGTAGACGACAGCCAAACTGCAGACTGGAATAATGTATCATTGGCTGCATAAAATGTTTTCTTTATTAATAAAAGGTGTTAAATAATAAGCTATGGTATCGACGTACTCAACAGGATTAAGAACAGAATTACAAGTTACAGGAGAAAATTCAGGGACGTGGGGAACCATTACCAATAGTAATTTTTCTCAGGTTTTTGAATTTGCTATTGCGGGCGTTTATGCCAAGACATTAACTGATGGGGATACAACTCTTACTAATACAGATGGTCCTCAAACTCAGGCCAATAACGAAGCGCGGCAGAATACTCTTATTCTTTCCGGAACTCTGACAGCCGTTCGTGTTGTTCAGTTCCCGGCTACACAAAAAACTTACATGGTTTACAATAACACTGGGGGCGGATATGCTTTAACACTACGCCTGGGTGCGAGTGGAAATACGATGTCCGTGGTCAACGGAAAAATGCGTATCGTCGCTACAGACGGAACCAACTGGTATGATGTATTTAGTTTAGCTGGATTAGGAGAGTCATGGGTGGAAAAAGCAACTGGCGACTCCCCTTACACAGCTTCAGACGGGGATAATATTTTTTGTGATTGCTCAAGCGGGGCAATTACCATAACATTACCCGCCTCTCCCACAATTGGAATGCAAGTGAAAATTGTTGATGGGGACGGAAATGCGGGAACCAATAACATTACGGTTGATGGCGGCTCTGAAAAAGTTCAAGGAGACGCAGCCGATATGATAATTTCCACTAACAGTGCAGGAGTTTCTTTGGTATATTATGATTCAACTGAAGGGTGGAGACTAAAATATAATGACTAATTTACAAGATTTTACAAATAGAAGTGAAGTTGGCACCATTAAGCCTTGGGGTAAAGCAACTGCTCCTAATGGTTATGTATTATGTGATGGAACCGCTATTTCACGAACAACATATGCTGAATTATTTGCTGTAATTTCTACAACTTATGGGGTAGGAGATGGCTCTTCAACTTTCAACGTACCTCAACTTCAAGGAAAAACTCCTCAAGGTTATGATGGTAATACTTATAATCTAGCAGGCACAGGAGGCGCGAATACTGTAACAGTAGCCTTGACTAATAACCAATCTGTTTCTGCTACAAGCACGGTGGCTAATAACCAAGCCGTGACGGTAACAGGAAGTATTTCTAATACTTCTGTGACCGAGGCTCAATTAGCCAGTCACAGTCATGGTTTACCCCCTGGAAGAGGAAGTCCAGGTAACCAACTTGGTAAGGGTGGGGATAACCAAGCTTCTATGCCTAATACTAATGCGGCCGGAAGTGGAACAGGTCATACTCACTCTCATACATTAGCAGGGACCTTAACAGGAACAGTAGCTGTGACTACAACAGGAACACTAACAGGAACAGTAACAGCGGCGGGAAATAATTCTTTTTCACCGTACCTGGTTGTTAACTATATTATAAAACACTAGGAGATATTAATGGCAACACAAATTGTAATAGCAAATGGAGAAAGTGTCTTAGTAGATAATTCATTTTTAATTCACTGGGCAGATAAAGGAAATGCAATGCCTTCTCTTCCTGCTACAATTCATTTTGTTATTTGGAATGATCTGGTTGGACAAAATGAAATTCAAAATAAAGATGCTTCTACGGGTAACATGACAGGTAATACTGATTTAAATTCTACATCTGATTCTGTTGGATCAACTACTATAGGTGATTTATTAACATGGGGAGAAACCCGTAAAGGTCAGATTGAAACAGCGATCTCTGATTATGAGACTGCTTGGGAAAGTGCAAGAACGGCATGGATTAATGGTGGAGGCACCAGAGAAACTTTTAATGCTGAGGAAGCACCCGCAGCTTGGGATTGGTCAAAAACTTGGGTTGATTACGACCCTAATTATTCGTAATAGTATATTCTTCTTTCTGGTCTGCGTAAGGGCCATTTAAATCAACATAATGCACGAAAATTTGATGGTGCCAATATTCTTTTGGCTGTTGAAAAACAGGTCTCCAATGCTCTATTTCACATCCTTTATAGATTACCCCGTCTCCTGATTTAATAACTATGGGTATATCCCCCATGCAAAGAGGCCATTTATAATTTTTATCTTCGTAAAAATATTTTAAAGTTATGGAAGCGCTTATTTCACAAGCCTTTCTATCCGTGTGTTTTTCTAATTCAGCTCCTCCTAAATAA